AGCAGAGGTGATGGCTGTGTTCTGTAGGAAGAGAAACATATTCAATGACTCTGAGTACTCTATAAATGAAAGGATGTTTGAGAATGCTAAAGACTTCTTAGACAAGCACTTCTTTATAGCTGAAGACTACGAAGGTATCACTGTCGAAGACTTCTTTGGCAGTATTGAGTCTATAGAGTCAGAGTACAACATAAAGATAAACAACAGCGTGATAGACCACATGGGTCTTTTGAATCAGGACTTAAGTAGTTTTGGGGGAAGAGAAGATAAGTGGATTTCACACGCACTAAAAGTTGTTAACAATGATGCGTTGAAAAATAACAGACACAACATAGTTGTAGCACACGTCATATCACAAAAACCTATAATAACAAATGGTGTATCCTGGTTTCCGCCAGCACACCCAAGGGAGATAGCTGGGGGTCAGAATTATTTTAGATTAGGTCAACAGATAATTTTAGTTTACAGACCTCCAGCCAATCTACCTGATGAGACAGGTGTTCCCTACGAGGAGAATGCTGTTATAATATCCGTCAGAAAATCAAAGCCTAAGGGTATTGGTAAGCTTGGTCAAGTAAAAATATTCTATGACTGGAAGACAAATAGGTATTACGAGATTGACTCAATTACGCAGGATATATCTTACGCTAAATCAAAAGAAGTTGAACAGAAAAAACTATTTTAATTATGAATATTATGTTTGAAAAGGTTGTATGTTACGGACATTTATTATCTTTGAGGGTAGATGTTGAGGATAAACTGGAGCAAACCAGGGAGAACATCAGCGAAGAAAGAGTGCAAACACTAGAGAAAACAATAGATAGTTTAAATCATATCATGTACGTGATGGACCAGCTATTTCATAGAGCAGAGATGGTTAATATAGAGTCATCTAAAACGCACAGAGCCAGTCTTGAGTTGACTGTTGAGAACAGCAGACTCAAGGGTGAGAATGATTTAATGAGAGAACAAATAAGAGAGTGGATGTTATGAGTGAATACAAAAAACTAACAAAGGAAAGATTAAAGTACATCGTAAAGGGTGCTGTGTCAAACTGCGAGGAGTCTAAGCAAAGCTACGCAAAAGAGATAGCTATAGCTTACTCATCTTACTGCGTTGGCTGCACAAAGAATCTCATGTTACCCATGGGTTACGATGATTGGTTAAGTAAATACAATAAATAATTTTAGATATGAAGAAAGGTAATTTAAAAACACAGACAGTTGAGATTTTAAAAACAGTAACCAAGCACATAGAGGGTGGTTCGTATGACTACGACTCACAAGACATGAGGGCTTTGTTTTCAGAAGCTTTGGCTTACTATGACTTATATTTGTTAAAGAAAAACAATAGAAGAATAGCCGCTCAGAAGCTTGAGTCTATGCTTGTCCCTAGTTGGGAAGAGGGATTAAGAGCTGAGATTAGAGAATACTTTGACGAGCACTAATGGCTAACTATGACTTCAATAAAGACCTTCTTCTTGGTGAAGAGGGGGAGAAGATTATTGCCCTGTATCTTATGCTTGGTCACAACATGAAGTTCATTGGTTATAACGATGACAACAGGTTTGATATATTAATGAGTAAGAGAGACACTGACGAAAAGAAAACTTTTGAGGTTAAGACTGATTACTACGTTAAAGAGGGTAATGATACGGGCAACATAGCTGTAGAGATTAGACACAACAATAAGCCTAGCGGTATTTCTGTTACTAAAGCGGATGTGTTTATATATTATTTTCGTAACTTGCCCGAAGATAATATGTGGGTGATTAAAACATCCGAGCTAAAAAGTTTAATCAAAGATAACATTTCGGAAATGAGAGTGGTGATGGGAGGTGACTCAAACACAACCCAAATAGTCTTGATTCCGAAGCACAAGTTTAAGTCTAGCTTTTATATTGATGAGGTTAAAATTCAAGAGGAAGAAAGGAAAGAAGAATACCAACGCTAAGGTAACAACAATTGATGGTATCAAGTTCGCATCTGGACTTGAGGCTTACTGCTACCAGCAATTGAAGAAAGCAAAAGTAAAAGCAGACTACGAGGGTAGGAAGTTTGAGTTGATAGAGAAGTTTAATTATCCTGGAGACTTTTATGACAAAGGTAGAGAGAAGGGTGTTAAGGTTTACAAGAAGAAGACTGGTAACATTAGGAACATATCCTACACTCCAGACTTCATATCTGAAGAACACAGATTTATTATCGAAACAAAAGGTCTAAGGACACCAGAGTTTAACATGAGGTTTAAATTATTTTTTAAAAAGCTTGTTGATGATGGTAACATATACGACATATACATTCCATCTAATAGAAAAGAGGTGGATAAAACTATCGAACTAATCAAATCAAAAATAAAATGAACACCAAGGATTACAACTCCGTAATACTTAAGCTGTGGAATGAGGGATTGAATTACACTGAGATTGCAGACAAGCTTGTTGAAATGTATAATCTTAAAGATTCTCAAAAAAGAAACTTAAGAAGACACGCATCTAAAATTATTAGAGAAGGTTTAGACCAAGAGTCTTACCGATGGGATGAGGCTGAATCTAAAGCCTCTGTAGAATACACCACCACTGTTAGAATAGAAACTCTTGAAGACGCTATTGCTTTTTCTAAGGTAGACATGAATCTTTGGGAGGTAGAAAGATGGACCTTCAATAAGTGGGAGACTACTGTGGAAGGTAATCCAACACCACTCATACAAGTTAAGGTTTGGTTTAAGAGAAAGAAGGAGGATGAGGTAACTATTGAGGATATTAGAAAAGATATTATAGAAGAGGTTAAGTCATACGCTCCTAAGTTTAAAACTATCAACTATAACTTTAATAGTAAGGATAGAAATCTACTTGAGATAAACTTGTTTGATGTTCACTTCGGCAAACTTGCTTGGCACGAAGAGTCCTCAGACAACTACGACCTTAAGATTGCTTCTGATAGAGTATACGAAGCTGTAGAGGGATTGTTGCAAAAGTCTAAAGGTTTTCCTATAGAAAGAATATTGCTACCAACTGGCAACGATTTATTTAACTCCGATAAGGATTATCCATTTTCTAGCACAACTGCTGGCACTCCTCAACACGAGGATGCTAGGTGGCAGAAAACTTTTAGGACTGTTCGCAAGGTCATATCTGATGTTATACTTAGCNTATCAGAGATAGCACCTGTNGANGTTCCTATTATACCAGGTAACCANGACAAAACAAAGTGCTTCTTTTTAGGAGACTCTTTGGAGGGTTGGTTCCACAACAACNCTCAGGTTACCGTGGATAATTCACCTAAGACTAGGAAGTATTATATGTACGGTCAAAACCTAATAGGTCTTTGTCACGGAGATAAAGAGAAGCTTGTGGAGCTACCACTGATTATGGCTCAAGAAGTTCCTGAGATGTGGGCTAACACAATACATAGAGAGTTTCACCTAGGTCACTTCCATCATAAGAGAGATATGAAGTGGATGTCAACTCAAGAGTTTAAGGGAGTAGTAGTAAGATTGCTACGCTCATTATCTGGTAATGACGCTTGGCATTTCGAGAAGGGTTATATTGGAGGAGTGCCNAGTGCAGAGGGATTCATATGGAATAANAATAAAGGTATGGTAGCCAACCTAATTCACGCAACAAATGTCTAGACCAAACAAATCAAAGACACCACCTAAAACATCGGTTAGGTTTTCAATCACGCTATCCGAAGAGCAGAAGAATGCAAAGGCAGAGATTCTTAAACACCCCTTCAACTTCGTGGTTGGTAGAGCTGGTAGTGGTAAAACACTTCTAGCCGTTCAGGTTGCACTAGACCAATTCTTTAAACGTCAATACAATAAGATTATTATAACTAGACCTACCGTATCCACAGAGGACAACGGATTTCTGCCTGGTTCTGAAAAAGAAAAGATGGAGCCATGGCTGGTTCCAATCAAGTCAAACATGCGAAAGGTTTACAACAAACCAGAGAAGCTTGAGAAGATGGAGCAAGACGAAGAGATAGAGCTTGTGTCTCTCGCTCATTTTAGAGGGCGTACGTTTGACAACTCTATAGTTATAGTAGATGAGTTCCAGAACCTAACTAAGTCGCAGCTAAGAATGGCTCTTGGTAGATTAGGTAAAGATTCAATGATGATATTCTGCGGTGACCTACAGCAGATAGATTTGAAGGACTCTAACTACTCAGCTATACATGAGATAGCGAAGATAAAAGATTCTGGTTATGTCTACAAAACTGTGCTGACAGACAACCATAGACACGAATCAATTGAAGAAATATTAAAGCTACTAACAGGGTATTAATGAAAAAGAAAACAACCACATCAAATATAGTTGTTATTTGGTGCTAAATTAAATTGATATGGCAAAGTTTAAATGCGCATGCGGTGATATAAGAACCGTAAGAAATACAACCATAAAGATTGTTAATGGAAACATAGTTACACCAGAGTCTTACTGTGAAAAGTGTAAGCAGTACGGTGAGTACATAAAGGAACACACTGGCTTTGGTGGTATAATAAAAAGAAAGGGAGGGAAGGTAGGTAAGCTGTAGATTACTTTCTACGTATAGCTTTAGCTCGCTTACCCATTCCTGTTTTTTTCTTATCAGCTATAGCCTTTCTCCTTTGAGCAGGAGTTAACTCCTTCCAGGTTACAGGCGTATCTTTAGAAACCTTTTTACTAGGTCTACACTTCTTGGTGTTCTTATTCTTCGCAGAACCACAAGGGTTCCCCTTTTCGTCAACCCACTTCTCTTTGAACCAACGCTTTAGAGCTAGACCTTTCTTTGTTTTTCTAACAGCCATTATTAAGCAGTAGCTACTACTATTTCTACATCAGTTTCAGCTCCGCCAGTTACTATGACTGCATTCTCTACAAAGTGAGGGCAGCTGGTTATAGTTGTACCACTAGCGTTTCCATCCATGTTTAAAGCAGTAACAAGGTAGCTTTGACCAGCGTTTAACTGAACAGCCATAGCTGCATCTGATGCGTCAGTAAAACATAGGTTTACTGCGTTAGTATCATCTAAGTTTGTGATACGCATGTACTTAAAATCCTCTGTATCAAACTTCCCACTTGTTGGGTCTGACGCAAAACTTATCAAGGTGTGAGTTGTACTAGCTTTTAGCTGATACACTCTGCTACTAATATTAGCAACACCTGTAATCGAAGCCGTTACAGTCTTGTTGTGTTTGATATTATTTGTTGTGTCAGCGTGAGCTATTGTCAACCCTTCTGATATAGTGACCGTTAATGTTCCAGCCGTTAATCTACTCGCCATCGTTGTTTATTTTATATATTATTTTTTCTTTCTTTTTTTCTTACCCCTAAGAATAGCTAAGTCCTTCTCGTTTAACACGCTATAAGGAGGAGCTACTTTAGCAATCTTCATTTGTTTAGGACTTAACTTTTTCATATTTAATCTAATTAGTTATTTTTGCAAGACACCGTTTTAAGGTAACTATCTTGATATTTTACTATTAATTTTTACAAGTCGGGTCATTTTTGCACAAGTTGTTCCTTAGCAATATTAGTATGATGACTTGGAAGTCCTAGTCATTTTCTTATTGGGTTCAGAGTGAGTATACCCCATTCTCTTCATTCGTAAATGGTCATCCATTGTCTTAGCCATAGCTCCAACCCCAGTCTTCGGATGATACATCATGTGTTTTTTAAATTTCTTAGCCATTATTTTCTTTTCTTTTTTCTTTTATTCTTAGTAGTCTTTGAGTTGCCCCAGTTAGCAGCACCCACTTTACGACATTTAGCAATAGCCCCACTAGCGTAAGCTGATGGAAATACTTTGTATCTCTTTTTTACTTTATGATAACAAGCGTCTTTAGCCATCTAGTATTTTCCTTTTCTAGATTTAGGAGAGGATTTTGTAGAGCCACCTGGTCCAGCCCATAAATGCTTGCAAGCCCAATACTTAGCTGAAAGCTTATTGTTTGCAGAGCCACACTTGTGTCTAGCTCTAAACGATTTACGTGCAGCCTTAGAATAGTTATGACCATACCCTGTAGCACCGAAATGGATTACCTTTTCTTTGCCACCAGAACATGCTTTAACCATCTTCTTCTTGCCAGGTCGTGTAGATTTCATGACCTTG